TTTTTATAATAGATTTAGGGATAAACCATTCGTTAATAAACTGATACCTATAAGTAAGCTTTATGAATCTTATGAAGATTTTTACAGTAAAATTAAATTTGTTATAGATTTTGATATTCCTGATGGTTTTGATTTTTATAATAAAACTGCAACTAACGTATTCTACTTAATAGAGCAACATGGTATAGGGGTTTATTACGAACCTTTCGTAGAGACGTTCTCTCCTAGGGATCCACTATATAATATAGTCGACAATAAAGTACTAACATCATATAATTTATACAATGCTACATCTAGACCCACTAATTCTTATAATAGTATTAATTTCGCTGCTATTCCTCACACGGAGAGGCATCGAAGCACCTTCAGACCGCAAAATGACTACTTTGTGGAGTTTGATTTTGACGGGTATCACTTGCGTTTACTTTCTGAGCAGATTGATTATAAACTTACCTCTGAATCAGCTCATAAACAATTAGCAAAACTCTACTTCGGTAAAGATGAAATAACCGACGAAGAATATACTGAAGCAAAGCAAATTAATTTTCAGGCAATATATGGGAAGATACCTGAAGAGCATAAAAATTTAAAAATATTTAAGGAAATACAAGAGTATATTGACGCCATGTGGTCTTCATTCACTGAGACAGGGTATGTATGGAATACACAGTCAGGAAAACATTTTACAAAGGAGTTAAAAGACATGCATCCAGCTAAGTTAATGAATTATATGATGCAATCGTTGGAAACTTCAAATAATATTCTTATATTAAAAGAAGTACTAAAGTATTTACAAAAGAAAAGAACAAAAGTTGCACTTTATACTTACGATGCAATACTTTTTGACTTTTCTAAAGAAGATGGAAAAGAAACTTTACAGGAAATCCAGCAGATATTAGAAAATAATAAAAAGCACCCAGTTAAGTTTAAATTTAGTAAAGACTTAGTGTTATAAGAATAGTTAAATATTTATAAGAAATGCAAACAGTTACAGATTTTTCGTTGAATTATGATCTCGACGAAGTTTATTTAAACGATGATATGAGCAATAAACTGTTTTGTACATTTTCAACAGAGGAATCTTTAGACGATGTACTTACTTCTATAAAAGAAAAATACCGCATTGTATACAATAAAATATTCGTACTTTATTCAAAAAGTCAAAACGAATACATTTGTACCTACAATGTCGACTTTGGGAATGTGTCTACGTTTCTAGAAAATACAATTCTAGTACATAGAAAAAAAGAAACTAATACATTATATACTATCAATGCTTTGAATACATTGATAAAAGAATTAAATAATGGTCAATTAGATTCTTCCTATAAAGTAAACTGGGCAGATTACAGAAACTGTATTCTACTTACGAAAGGCCCAGAATTAAAAAGAATTAACACCAAACTTTTTAACATAATAGAGTTGGATCGTTAATATTTTTTTCGTATATTAATAATAAGTTATATTTAAAAATAAATGTTATATGGATTTAAATGCTATCAAGGCTAAGCTAGATGCCTTAAACAACAACGGACAGGATAGAGAAAAGACAGATTATTCTAAAATATTTTGGAAACCTGAGCAAGGTAAACAAGTTCTTAGAATAGTTCCTTCTGCTTTCGATCCTACATTTCCTTTCAAGGAATTAAAATTTCACTACGGTATAGGAAAGTATCCTATGATTGCCTTATCTAATTTCGGTAAGCAAGATCCTATTGAAGAGTTTGTAAAAGAGTTACGTAAAACTAATGACAAAGATAATTGGTCTTTATCTGGAAAAATCAACCCAAAGACAAGAGTATTTGCTCCTGTAGTAGTTAGAGGTGAAGAAGATAAAGGAGTTAGATTATGGGGATTTGGAGTAACTATTTACAAAGCTTTATTAGCTCTTGCAGAAGATGAAGATGTAGGGGATTTTACTGATGTATTAAATGGATGGGACTTAATTGTAGAACAGCAACCAGGAAACCCTTACCCTACTACAACAGTGAGAATTAAGCCAAAACAAACACCATTATCTGATAATAATGATTTAGTAGAAAGTTGGTTGAAAGAACAACCTAACCCTGTAGAATCATTTACTCAGTATGATTATGATTTCGTTAAGAAGCAACTTCAAAATTACCTTAACCCAGGTTCAGCAGAAGAAGATCAACCTGCTGCTTTACCAGGAGGTACAGATAATACTACGCCAGCAGCTAAAACTGATTTTACTTTAGAAACTGCTACTAGTGGTAAAAAAGATACTGTGAGTAAATTTGATGACTTATTTAACGAATAAAAATGGCAAAAAAGAAAGAAGTACAACAAAGAGCGACCGCTGCAGTTCGTAAGTCGTTTAATCTAGGTAATTTTAAAAAGAAGAAAGGTTTTTCTAACGCTTCAGTTAAATTTAAACCACAAGGATGGATTCCTTTATCTCAAGCTTTCCAGGATATTACTTCTTTACCAGGTATTCCAACCGGTCATATTACTTTACTAAGAGGTCATAGTGATACAGGTAAAACTACGGCTTTAATAGAAGCAGCGGTTAATGCTCAAAAAATGGGCATTCTCCCTGTCTTCATAGTAACAGAGATGAAATGGTCTTGGGAACATGCTAAAGAGATGGGATTACAGTTCGATGAAGTAACAGATAAAGACGGAAATGTTGTTGATTATGAAGGATTTTTCCTTTATGCGGATAGAGGTCAATTAAATACTATAGAAGATGTAGCAGTGTATATTGCTGATCTTATGGACGAACAAGCGAAAGGTAATTTACCTTACGATATGTGTTTCTTCTGGGATAGTATTGGATCAGTACCGTGTGATTTATCAGTTCGTTCTAATAAGAACAACAACGAATGGAATGCTGGTGCAATGTCTACTCAATTTGGTAATAATCTTAATCAGAAAATATTACTTTCAAGAAAAGAGAATTCAGCTTATACAAATACTTTAGTAGCAATTAATAAAGTATGGACTATGAAACCAGAGTCTCCAATGGGAATGCCTAAATTACAGAATAAAGGAGGTATGTCTATGTGGTATGATGCTACATTAGTAATTACTTTCGGTAATATTACTAACCCAGGAACATCTAAGATTAAAGCTATCAAAAATGGTTTACAAGTAGAGTTTGCAAAGAGAACAAACGTACAGGTTGAAAAGAACCATATTGGAGGAGTTCAATCACGAGGTAGAGTAGTAATGACTTCACATGGATTTATACCTGATGATAAGAGAGCGATTGATAAGTATAAAGATGCTCATAAAGATCACTGGTTAAAACTTGTTGGTTCAGTAGACTTCGATCTAATAGAAGAAGGAGATTTAGAGGAAACACCTATAACTCCTAATTTGTTAGATTAATGGCTTACGAAAATATTTTAAAGAACTTAAGAGAAACCCCACCGAGAAAGTTAAACGACCATATTCTTGTTATAGATGCAATGAATATGTTAATACGAAGTTTTTCCCTTCTCAAAGCGATGAACCCATCAGGCGCCCATATTGGGGGCTTGGTAGGGTTTCTTCGTTCTTTAGGGTATGTAACTAGAATATTTGATCCAACAAGAGTAGTTGTAGTATGGGACGGTAAAGGAGGTTCCGGAAATCGGAAAAATATTGATCCTAACTATAAAGCTCAAAGAGCAACTGCTAGAATAACTCATTGGGGTCTGTATGATACAAGAGAAGAAGAACAAGAATCGTTAGTTAATCAGTTATTAAGAGTTCAAGACTACTTAGACTGTCTTCCAATGCAGCAAATAATGATGGAAAAGTTAGAAGCTGATGATATTATAGCTTATATGGCAAAAGAAGCAGGTAACTCTGGTAAAAAAGTTACCATAGTTTCATCAGATAAAGACTTTCTTCAATTAGTAAATCACAATATAGAAGTTTATGCTCCGGTAAAAAAGACTACATTTACAAAAGATAATATAGTAGATGAAATAAAAGTATTACCTGAAAATTATAATATAGTAAAAGCATTATTAGGAGATAATTCTGATAATTTACCAGGCATCAAAGGTTTGGGTATAAAAACTATATTATCTGAATGGAAAAGTTTTACATGGGATTCATTAGCATCTCTTCAAAACGTATGGGATCACTGCGAAACACAACTAGAGGTTAATAAAAAACCAAAAAAAATATTCGCTAAAATTCTACACGAATGGGATAGAGTAGAAAAAAACTACGAATTAATGAATTTACATAATTCTGTGTTGGATCTTAAAGAAAAAGATCATATATTAGATATAATAAAAAGTGAAATACCTGACTTACAGACAGGAGCTTTTTTACACCTTTTAGATCAAGATAAGATTGAAGGTATAACAAAGAATACTGAAGGTTGGTTAGAAAATTTCAGGGGTTTAACAGTTTTTAAAAAATAGGTTATAATGACATTAAAGTCACTTCAAGCATACGGCAAAGGATTCCAATTAAAAGTCCTTGGATCGTTACTAACAGACAAACAGTTTTTACTCAACGTTAGAGATGTATTACACGAGTATTATTTTGATGCAGATTCTCATAAATGGATAATCAGCCAGATAGTAGGTTATTTTGATAAATACCATACTACGATAACTATGGATGTTCTAAGAGTAGAATTACAGAAGTTAGAGAACGAAGTATTACAGGTAGCTTTAAAAGAAGAATTAAGAAATTCTTATCAAGCATCTCAAGATGATTTAGAATACGTTCAAGAAGAATTTGCTACGTTTTGTAAGAATCAAGAAATGAAACAAGCTATTCTTAGCTCAGCTGATTTGCTGAAAGAAGGAGATTTTGATGGTATTAGAAATATGGTTGAAAAAGCCATGAAAGCTGGAATGGATAAAAATATTGGACATGAATATAATAAAGATGTTGAAAGCAGGTATAGAGTGGATTATAGGCCTACTATTCCTTCTCCTTGGCCTATCCTTAATGATGGTTTACAAGGTGGGTTTGGTCCTGGCGATCTTGGGATTATTTTTGGTAGTCCCGGTGGTGGTAAGTCTTGGACTATGGTTGCAATTGCTGCTAATGCTGTTAAATTGGGTTATAAAGTTAACTACTACACTCTTGAACTCGGAGAAGACTATGTCGGTAAGAGATTCGATTGTTACTTTACAGGGTACTCTATCGACGAAGTTAACAAACACCGTAAAGATGTTCAAACGCATGTAGATAACCTAAAAGGTAGATTAATAGTTAAAGAATACGCACCTAAACAAGCAAGCGTTAATACAGTAAAAGCTCATATTCAAAAGTGTATGGATATGGATCATAAACCTGATTTAGTAATAATTGACTACGTAGATTACTTAAAAGCACCTTCTAAAGGTAAACATGCAGAAAGAAAGCATGAAGTTGATGATGTATTTATAGCTACGAAAGGTCTAGCAAAAGATTTAAAAATACCTATCTTAACACCTTCTCAAGTAAATAGAATGGGAGCAAAAGATAGTGTAATAGAGGGAGATAAAGCTGCAGGATCATACGATAAAATGATGATTGCAGATATATGTTTATCACTTTCGAGACAAAAGGAAGATAAGGTACTGGGTACCGGTAGAGTCCACGTAATGAAAAACAGATACGGAATGGACGGTATGACTTACCATGTAAAAATGGATACTAATAATGGTCATATTACTTTTGAAGGTGAAGCAGATTTAGATTCCTTAGATTCTATCAATGAAAACGGAGTAACTCCTACTCATCGAGAACTAGCTAAAAAGTTTTTTAGTCTCGAACAAGGAGATAACGCTTAACGGACATATTTATATGAGATGTCCTCAAGAGATTCGCTTCTATACTCTTGGGGATATTTTATCTAATAATAGAAAGTATATATAAAGATATATGAGTTATGAAATTAAATAATAGTTTTACAGACCTAACAACAACTTAAAAAAATAAATACCAATTATGAAAAAAGACATATTCGAACCCAGCGAAGATGTAAGAGGAAATGATTACCCACATTTGTTAAGATATGCAAATGTAATTTGGGAAGCTTTCTGGACACCTGAACATTTTGATTACGATAGAGATGTTAGAGATTTTAAAACAAAATTTAAACCCCACGAACAGGAAGCTATGAAAAGGTCGATGTTGTGTATTGGAGTTGTTGAAAATAAAGTTAAAACCTCATGGGCAAGAGTAGATATAAGATTACCTAAGACTGAAATAGCAGATGCTGGATTTGTATTTGCAGGTAATGAAGTTGTACATAGAAGAACATATAAGCAAGGATTAGACCTATTGGGATTAGAGGATGTATTCGAAAATGTAATGGATATACCACAAATTGCTGGTAGAGTGAAGTATTTAAATAGATACCTTGAAGGATATACTTCCAGATCCAATAAAGAGTTTACTAAATCATTAATACTATTCTCTCTTTTAGTAGAAAATGCTAGTTTATTTTCTAATTTTTTAACTATTTCTGCATTTGGTAAATATAAGAATATGTTTACTAATTTTACAACTGTAGTAAATGCTACAAGTAAAGAAGAAGCGATTCATGCTCAATTTGGTGCAGAATTAATAAAAATTATAAGAGAAGAAAATCCTGATTGGTTTGATGACGAAATGGAACAAAAAATCCGTAGAAATATAAGAAAAGCTTTAAAAGCAGAAGAAGAATTAATTGATTGGGTTTTTGAAGAAGGTGAGTTAGATTTTATGCCTAAAAGTGTTATTAAAGAATACACAAAACAAAGATTGAATCACGGATTGGAATTGATAGGGTATGGAAAAGAATATGAAGTAGATACTGAATTACTTAAACCTACTGAATATTTTGATAGAATGGCAAAAGCACCAATAGCTTTTGATTTTTTCGCACAAAAGAGCACAGACTATAATAAACAAAATTTAATTACAGAAGACGCATGGGACTAAAGTTACAGTGGCTCAGAGATACTGAGCAGATAGAAATGTTAGAGAGAGGTTATTTAGAAAAAGGTGAAACAGCAGAAGAAAGATTTCAAACAATATGTAACACAGTTCAAAAATATGCTAATAAATTAGCTACTACAGAAGAATCTAAAGAATACGTAAAGGATATAGGTAAGAGATTCGAAGAGTATGTTTCAAAAGGATGGACATCTTTCTCTACTCCTGTATTAAGATCTTTTGGCTCTAAATATAATCTTCCTATTAGTTGTAATCACTCAGTTATAGAAGATTCTATAGACGGTATATATAAAAGATTTTACGAAACTGGTATATTAGCTAGTAGAGGAGCAGGCACTGCTGTTAATGTTTCTGATATAAGAGAAATTGGTTCTCCTATAAGTTCTGGAGGTGAAGCTAACAGTATTATCGAATGGATAGAACTCTATGCAGACATGATGAGTAAAACAGCTCAAAATTCTCAAAGAAGAGGATTTATTACATTTTACTGTAATGCTGACCATCCTGAAATAATGGATTTTTTAGATATTGGAACAGAAAGAATACCAAAAGATAAACAAAGATTTTTAACAACAGTTACAACAGCAGTAGTATTACCTAAAGGATTCAGAAAAGCATTAAAAGAAGGAGATAAGAAAAAGAGAAAAATTTTTACTAAGATTCTTAATACAAGAAAAGAAGCAGGATTCCCGTATATTTTAGATATTGAAAATTCTAATAAAGGAATATGTCAAGCATATATTGATAAAGGGTTAGAAATACGTAACGCTAATATATGTGCAGAAGCTATTGAATATACCGATTATGAAAAAACTTTTGCATGTTGTTTGTCTTCAATAGTAGCTTACCATTGGGATGAAATTAAAGAAGATCCTAACTTCTTATTCGATATGAATATTATGCTTGATTGTGTAATAGAAGAATACATAGAAAAAGGTGAGAAAATAGCAGGAATAGGTGCAGCAATTAAATTTGCAAAAGAACATAGATCAATAGGATTAGGAATATCTGCTTTTCACTCATATTTACAGAAAAATTTAGTAGAATTTGGATCTATAAAATCTTTCGGAATAAATAAAGATATTTTTTCTACTATGAGAGCAGAAGGAGATAGAGCTTCTAAGTGGATGGCTAAACATTTCGGCGAACCTAAAATGTTAGAAGGGTACGGAGAACGTAACACCAGTAGAATGGCACAAGCTCCTAAAAAATCAACTAGTTTTATAGATGGAGGTGTTTCAATGGCTTTTAGTGAAGGAATTGAACCTCATAAAATAAACTACGGTGAAAAAATGGTAGCTAAAGTTCAAGTAGAATGGAAAAATCGTGAATTAGAAGCTTTACTAAAAGAAAAAGGAAAAGATACACAGAAAGTCTGGAATAGTATACTTACATACGGTGGATCAGTACAACATTTAGATTTTTTAACTGAAGAAGAAAAAGCAGTTTTTAAAGTATTCCATGAAATATCCCAGGTCGATGTTATTAACTTGGCAGCTCAGAGACAAGAGTTTATTGATATGGGTCAATCTATTAATTTAGCAATACACCCTTCTTCTCCTCCAAAAGACGTTATTAAGTTACATTTAGAAGCATTTGATAAAGGTATAAAATCTCTTTACTATCAATATAATTTAAATGCAGCACAACAGTTTTCTCAAGAGCTATTAACATGTAGTGCATGTGAAGGATAAGTATAAAATAAGTTGGATAATATAAATAATTTTCGTATATTATAATATGGTACAAGCAATAAAGTTTTACGCAAATTGGTGCGGACCTTGTAAAGAGTATACTAAAGTATGGGACAAGGTAGAAAAAGAATTAAAAGATAATGTAGAATTTATACAAGTAAATGTTGATAAAGATGACGAAGGTTTATCTGCAAAGCATTCAGTTAGATCTATACCCCATACTGTAGTAATTAAAGAAGGATCAACTACATCAAAAGTAGGTCTTCTATCAGAAAAAGAATTAAAAGAATTAATTAATAATTAAAGTTATAAAAAATGTTACGTAAACCAGATTCAATACCGGCAAGTGATACTGTGATAGAAGATCCAGTATTAGAACCTTTTTTCATTACTAGATCTCCTTCAGGAGGTTTTACTTTATATGAAAGAGTTATAAAAGGAGAAAATAACACAGAATATATTAAAACAATTTGTTATCCTTCTAATTTCAATTATGCTTTGAAAAAAGCTTCAGAAGAGTTATTAAATACAAATAGAAAATTTAGTAGCTTAAAAGAGTATATAGATGAATATAGAGTTATACAAGAAAAAATAAGTAACGTAATAGAATAGCGTTTGCCTATACGCTTTATAATACCTGGCAAATTTTAAATTATATAAAAATGGCAAAAAATGTCGTAGTGTCCTTATCTGGAGGGATGGACTCCTCAACTTTACTACTTAGATGTTTATCTGAGTACGATAATGTAACAGCAATGTCTTTTGATTACGGTCAAAAACATAAAGTGGAGCTTGATAGAGCTCAAGAATTAGTAGATTATTTAGCAAAAAATGGTCATACTGTAAATTATCAAGTTATTAAATTAGACGGTTTAGTTAATTTATTAAATTCTAACCTTGTTGAAGGTGGAGATGATGTTCCGGAAGGTCATTATGAAGAAGATAACATGAAAGCTACAGTAGTACCTAATCGTAATAAAATATTTGCTTCTTTAGTACAAGCAGCAGCTTTATCAGCTGCAAATGCTAATGGAAATGATACTGATATTGCATTAGGAATACATGCTGGAGATCATGCTATTTATCCTGATTGTAGACAGGAATTTAGAGATGCAGATGATAATGCTTTTAGAACTGGTAACTGGGATGCTGATAAAGTAGGTTACTTTACTCCTTATTTAGAAGGTGATAAGTTTGATATTCTTTTAGACGGTGAAAAATTATGTGATGAACTTGGAATTGAGTTTAACGAAGTTTATTCAAAAACTAATACTTCTTATAAACCTATTAAACATTTTTACAGACCAGAAACTAATGCTTGGAGATGGTACTCTGATTATAAATCAGCTTCATCAGTAGAAAGAATAGAAGCTTTTATTAAGTTAGGAAGACCTGATCCTGTTTTATATGCAGATGAAACTGGTCCTGTAGATTATGAAGTAGCTAAAAATCATGTAGAGAAATTATTAGCAGAGTATGTCAAGTAAAGAACAAAGAAACGGTAACACTCAGTTAAACTCTGAAAGAGAGAGTGTTAATAATAGAATCTCTAAATTTAAATATTTAGGGCAGAGTAGAAAAGTACAGTGGGATAATAAAAGATCTAACCGTACTATTTAAACAAATTTCCCAGTGGAGCAGTAGGTAGCTCGCTTTGGCTTAACTCGGTGCATAATAGATACGATCGTGAAAAGCTAAGAGGTCAAAGAGGTCGAGGGTTCGAGTCCCTCCTGGGGTAACTAATATATGAGAAAAAGAAGAATATATTCAAAACCAAGTAAAAACAAAGTAGTAATATTTTGTGTTCCGGGAAGAGTATTTTCTAATAACTTTCTTGTTTCTTGGACTGAATTACAGTCTTGGTGTTTAAGTAATAGTATTACCCCTATTCTAGTTAACGATTATAATCCCGTAGTGTATTATGCTCGTAATAAGTGTTTAGGGGGAAATACTTTAGAAGGGGTTAATCAAAAACCTTTTCAAGGAAAAGTAGATTATGATTATATAATGTGGATAGATTCTGATATGGTATTTAAGCCTTCAGATTTCAAAGCATTATTAGATATGGACAAACCTATAGCATCAGGACTATATAAAACACATAATAATGAAAACTATGCTACTGTTATTAGTATGGATACAAAAGATTTCCTTATAGACGGTAGATTTAAGTTTTTAGATGATAAGCTCTTAAAAGTATTACCTGATCAATTCCGTGTAGATTATACAGGATTTGGTTGGATACTATTTAAGAAAGGAGTATTAGAAACATTACAGTATCCTTGGTTCAAACCTCATTGGTATAGTTTTGAAAAAAACATAAAAGAATTTACATCAGAAGATGTAGGTATATGTAAATCTTTAAGGGAAGAAGGTCACTTAATATATGTTAATAAAAATTTAATTATTGGTCACGAAAAGAGTTGTATCTTAAGTTAATTTTTCTTATATTTAATTATATTTATAGACAATAGTGTCGTAGCACCACTTTAAAAACACATGTATGCAGAATAAAAAAGAAGATACTCTAGTATCAATCAACGGTCATAGAATACCGGATCCAAAATTACATCAATTACTTAGTTTTATAAAATCAGCTATACGAATAGTTGGCTATATACTGATACCTATTAATTTACTATCAGCTGCTTTAGTATTGATTTTAAGTGAAGTTATAGGAATAGTAGAAGAATTAGTATAAAATAAAAAATATGGGAAAATTTCAATCAAGTAAAGTTTTTGACGGATTTAGCACAGTGTTTCGTCAATGGAGAGCTGAAGATACACACTGTAGATATGTACACGGTTATGGAATATCTTTTAAAGTATATTTTGAAGGAGAACTAGACCATAGAAATTGGGTATGGGATTTTGGAGGAATGAAAAGAGCTAAAACTCTGATAGATGGAAAACAACCTAAAGCATGGATGGACTATATGTTTGATCATACTATGATTATAGCAGAAGATGATCCTTATATAAAAGCATTTGAACAAATGGGCGAATCAGGGGTTGCACAGATAAGAATAATTCCTGCTACTGGAGCAGAAAAATTTTCAGAATACATATATAATAAGTTAAATAAGTTTGTTCAAGAAGAAACTGATGGGCGAGTTAAAGTTACCAAAGTTAAATTTATGGAACACGGTAAAAACGCAGCATCATATGGGGCTTAAAAGAATAAAAGATTACGATAAAAGACTACCTATTGTAGAAATTTACACAGCAGTACAATCAGAAGGAAGTAGAGCAGGTTACCCAACAGTAGTAATAAGGACTACAGGATGTACTCACAGATGTTATTTTGGAGAAGGAGGATGGTGTGACAGTTGGTATACAAGTATACATGCAGAAAAAGGCAAGTATACTTTCAATGATATTAAAAAGGCTTATGAAGATAATCCTCATATAACAGAAATGATGTTAACTGGGGGTTCTCCTACTATGCATGGTGCACTAGTAAACGAATTAACACATTTTGCAAATGAAAAAAATATATTTATTACAATCGAAACTGAAGGAAGTCATTTTTTACCTACGGATTATCCTATCAATTTGCTTTCTATCAGTCCCAAATTCTCTAATTCGGTACCTGTCCTTGGAGTGGCAACACCACAAGGTGCGATTACAGATGAAAAGATGATTAAAAAACATAATAAGTTAAGATGTAATTGGTCAGCAATAAAACAATCTATTGATTACCATTCTGACTTTCATTTAAAACCAGTTTGGGACGGTGAAGATCAAAAAGCGCTTAAAGAAATTATGGATGCTATTAATGCTTTAGAAATATCTCCTGATAAAGTTTGGTTTATGCCTGCTGGAGATACTAGAGAAGCATTACAGATATCTTACCCTAAAATGTTTGATTGGGTGAGAGATAATGGTTATAGGTTAACTTGGAGACCTCATATTATAGCATTTCAAGATAAAAGAGAAGTATAATGAGAATAAAATTAATCTACGGTTCAGACACAGGTAATACAGAAGTAATAAAAGGAGATTTAGTTAGGTTACTTGATGGTGCAGCATTAGAACCAGACGATGTCAATGTTGTAGAAGTATCAGATTTAGAGTTAGAAGATTGGTCAACTCATTCTAACTATATTCTTGGTATTCCTACCTGGTATGATGGTGAATTACAGAGTGATTGGGAAGATTATTTTGAAGAATTTAAAACTATAGATTTTACAGGTAAAAAAATAGCAATATTTGGTTTAGGAGATCAAGTAGGGTATGACGAATGGTTCTGTGATGGTATAGGTATTTTAGGAAAAGTAGTTATAGATAATGGAGGAACATTAATAGGTTTTACTGAAAAAGATGAATCGTATGATTTTGATGATTGTTTAGCTCTAAAAGATGAAAATACTTTTTACGGTCTTGCATTAGATGAAGACAATCAGCAAGAACTCACAGAAGAAAGATTACAAAAATGGGTTTTACAAATTAAAAAGGAATTTAAGTTATGAACGAAAAAGAATTTATAAATTGGTTAAAAGGATTTACTTCCGGAGTACACCATTATAATATAACCCCATCTCAATGGGATTATTTAAAAGAGGTTTTAGAAACAGTAGGTAAAACTTCATACGCAGATTATTCTACTGGTAATTGGACAATGAATCATTCATGGGAATAAAAAAAGCTTACCTAACTTGGGAAGATGTAAATATACACTTAGATAATTTACATAAAAGTATAACAACTTGGAATAAGATTTCTAATCAACAGATAGAAATGTTTAGTAAAGTGGAATTTCAACATGTATGTGGTATTCCGAGAGGAGGTTCACTTTTAGCAATACTATACTCTCACCGATACGGATTAAAATACAGACCACATCCTGTTGTAGGGTTAAAAGAGCAGCTTATAATTGATGATATATCTGACTCTGGAGATACTCTTAACTACTGGTATGGGGAATATCCGGAATCTAAATTTGCAACTTTACACTATAAAAATACTTCATCATTTAAACCTGATTTCTTTAGTAAAGAAATAGATAAGGATTACGGGTGGGTAGTATACCCTTGGGAAAAAGAAGATTCTAAAACTATTCAAGATTATTTGGATAATTAAAATAAAAATCGTATATTATTAATATTAAAAAAAGTTATAAATGGCAAAAAAGTTTATAGAAGGTACAGAACTAGTAAGAGCAGGATATGCTAACGGTATATCAACACAACTAGCTGAGAAACAAAAAAATGAAGGACCAGAAGCTAAACTAACATCAGAAGAAAGACAGGTAATTATAGAAAATGCAGCAGCAGCTTATGCTAGATTTTTAGAAGCGTTAGGTTGTGACTGGCAAGATGATCCTAATTCTGCAGATACTCCAATGAGAGTTGCTAAAGCATATGTAAATGATTTATGGGCAGGAAGATACGAAGCCCTTAGCAAGATTACAGCGTTTCCATCAGACGGTTATGATGGAATTGTACAAGAGTCTAATATACCTGTTCAATCGATGTGTTCTCATCATCATCAAACTATCGGAGGTAAAGTAAGTATTGCTTATATAGCATCAGAAGACGGTAAGGTAGTAGGTTTATCTAAAC